ATGGCTCAGACACCGCGCGACAAGTTGGAATACGAGCGGGGGAACGTCGAGGACCGCGCCGACGAGGGCGACATCTCCGAGGAGGCGAAGGACGCCATCCTCGAGTGGAGCGACGCCCTCGACGAGGCGACCGTCCGCAACAAGTACCGCGACGAGGACGGGGACGTGAAGGGGCTCCGTCCCGGGACGGTCCTGGACTACACCAAGGCAGTCCGGCTGTGCTGCGACCGGGACTTCGACCCGACCGGCGTCGGTGACGTCGAGGACGTCAACGACTTCATGGACGCCCTTCACGACGACCACGGCCTCTCGAAGGGTACCTGCGCAAAGTACCAGTGCGCCCTCAAGACCTTCTATCGCTACCACGATCTCGGCGTCGACCCCGAGGCGATCACTACGTTCACGCCGGACTCGTCGCCGAAGCACGACGAGCAGGACATGTTCACCGACGACGAAGTCCAGGCGCTGCGGCAGGCCTGTGGTGACACCAGGAACGCCGTCCGGAATCGGGCCTTCCTCGAATTGCTCATCTTCACCGGCCAGCGCGTCAAGGCGGTGCTGACCCTCCGACTCAAGGACGTCGACGACGGGTACATCTACCTCAACGAGGACTACGACGACGAGTTCGGCGGGCTGAAGGGAGCCCTCGCCCGTGGGCGAAAGCGCCCCATCTTCGGAGCTCGGAAGTACGTCCGCGACTACATCAACCTCCGCCGCTCCGGCGCCGACCCGGACGACTGGCTGTTCGTCGGCGACCCGTCGCACCCCCAGACCGACCCCGACGGGCACTGGTCGGAGGGCGCCGTCGAGGGAACACTCAATCGCCTCGCCGAGAGCGCCGGCGTCGACAAGCCGGTCAACCCCCACAACTTCCGCCACTACTGCGCGACCGTGATGAAGCGAGACCACGACGTCGACCCCGCGACCATCAAGATGCTGTTCGGCCACGTCGAGGGGTCGGACGCCCTCGAGAAGACCTACCAGCACCTCTTCGACGCGGACTACATCGAGAAGGCAGAGGTCGCCCTCGGCGTTCGCGATGAGGACGACGGGCCCAAGTCCTTCACGCCGGACATCTGCCCGACGTGTGGGGAGTTGCTCGAAGAGCACTGGCGACGCTGCCCCAGCTGCGACGAGGTGTTCGGGCCGAGCGAAGACTTCGCCGAGCAGCTCGACGAAGCTCGCGACCGTGCCCGAGACGAGGGGATGTCGAGTCTCGACCCCGACACCGTCGCCGTCGCGCAGGCCATCTCCGAGGCCGGCGCCGACCCGGCCGGGCTGGCCGAGACACTCGCCGCACTGGACGACTGACGTCATTCGTCACCTCCGATTTTCGGGAGCCCGGCGAGCTCCGCATCGTAGTCGTCGGGCTGTTCGCCCTTGGCGACGGCGAGGAAGTACCGAGCCATCGCTCCGAAGCGATCGTCTCGCTCGGCCTCTTTCTCGAACGCGTCTTCGTTCTCTCTGACGGCTTCGAGAGGGTCGTCGTTCGAGACGTCCGGCGTCTCTGTCGGTGTCTCTGATTTGCTACTCATGGTTCTCGGGAAGTGCGTGCTTGACTGCGTGATACTGCGCGTCGGTCAGCTCGTCGACGGTGTAGACGGTGGTGATCCAACTGGTCTCGGACAGGAGTAGTGTCCCTGTCGACTGGTGGTGTCGGACGTCGACGTTTCGGAGTGGGCCTCCGGCGTCGATGCGCGTGGCGTGCAACCAGGCCGTTCCCGGCGCGACGGACGCCCGCTCGGTTCGCTCACTCCAGCGCTGCGCGGCGTGGCGAGTCACCGGCGGCGAGTCCGGGACGATCGACTCGGCGCTCATGCGTTCATCCACCCCCAGTAGCAGTCCTCGGAGCAGAACGGGCCCGCGCGGACACCGCCAGCGCCAGCGTACTTGGTTGGGAAGTCCTCGTCGGGGACGGTGTCACCACAGTGACGGCACTCGTCGCGTTCTCGGACCTCCTTGTTGGCCCGCGCGACGACCTCGTCTATCTCCCGCTGGTCGAGGCGGTCCGAGTCGCTCATGACCGAATCACCCGGCGATTGACCGTCATCTCGGGCTCGTGCATGGCCCGGCAGGTTTCGTCAGCGCAGACCCAGTCACCGCCCACGTCAGGGTCGCCGCAGTTCTTCGGGTCCGACAGGACCGTCCCGCACACGACGCAGCGGACGGTGTCCGTCTCCTCGACGTCCGCGACATCCGGCAACCGGCCGATGTGGTCGAGAAGCTTCGGGATCTTGTACTCCTCGCTCCCGGGCGAGATGGTGAGTTCGAGGGTGATGGACTCACTCCCCATCGGTGTCACCTCGGACGTCCGGGTCACACTCCAGACAGATACGGACGTACTCGGCCCTCGCCATCCGGCGCAGCTTTTCGATCGTCGACTCTTCATCGGGTTGTGCCGGAAAGTCGAGTTTCTCCAGCGAGTACGGCCCGAGCCTGTCACCACACTTGTCACAGGTGCCATCGTGCCGACGGCGGCCGAGTCGGAGCTGGGGCTCGCAGATGACGATCCCGGCCGTCTTCCCGACTGCGACCAACGAACGGCGGAAGAGGTTGGTGACCATCTCAGGCATCGGCCTCACCTCCGTCAGCAGCCGGCGGTTCGGTCACCTGCCCGCTCAACTCCGAAGACAGAGAGTGGTGCAGGTGGAACGACGTCACCTCGGAGGGGAGGATACCCTCCGCGGCGCCGTCGGGCTCGGCGATCTTCATCGCCCAGTTGTCGTCATCGGCTCGGCCGCGGTACTTCCTCGCGTCCGTCCGATCCATGTCCTCGGGGTTCCAGACGTAGTAGGCGCGTTCTCGCTTGAAGCGCCCGAGGACGACTGCCTCCATCCCGTACGCGTCGGCGTAGTCTTGGAGCGCCTCGACCTCGTCTTCGTCGACGTAGATGTACGGCTGAATGGTCGTCTTCAGCTCGCCGGCGAAGCCGAGGCCATCGTGGGCGAACGTGACGTCGGGGAGGTCGGCCTCGGTGGCCGAACCAGATGCCGCTGCCCGCTGCGCCCACCAGTCGGCGCCGTTCGTCTCCTGCGTCTGGACGAACATCCGGACGAAAACACGCTCGTAGCGGTCGCCCGGCATCACTCACCACCTCCGACGACCGCGCGGTCGCCATTCGATGACGAGCTGACTTTCGCGAGGTCCTTCCCGCAGTGCTCGCAGCGGTACTCCGTGTCACTGTCCTTGTGACAGGACGGGCATTCGAGGCTCATCGGTCCACCTCGTCGAGCAGGTCGTACGCTTCGAGGATCTTCTCGGTGCGCTCTTCGCTCACTTCGAGATCGGCGGCGACGTCGTCGAGCGAGTCCAGGACGTCCGCGACGGCGTGAACGTCGCCCTCGGTCAGGCTGCCGGGCAGCTCGACGTCGTCCGGCGTGAGACCGTCGTCGGCTTCCTCTTCGTCGTCTTCGTCGTCCTCGCCCTTGTGGACGCGCCCCTCGTGGATCTTCCGACCCTGGAGCGAGTCGAACGCGTCCGGGCAGTGGCGACACTGGTACTCGTCTTTGCTCTCCTCTTCGTCGGTCTCGTCTTCCGCGTCGGTATCCTCCTCGTCGACGTCGCCGTGAGTCTCCGCGCGGTGTCGGTCGAGCGCGTCCTGGTCGTCGAAGACGTAGTCGCAGGATTCGCACCTGGCCGTCGTCGCGCTCTCGTCGCTGTCGTCCTCCTCGGGCTCGTCGTCCGCGGCGGTGGTGGCATCCAGGGCACGGTCGCTGTCCGTGCGAGTGTCCGCCGCGGTCCCGGCGAGGTCGGAGAGGTCGGCGACGATGACGTCGCCGTGGCGCTCCAGGTCGGTGAAGTACGTCTCGTCGAGTTCGCCCGCGTCGATGCCGAGGATCGTGAGGGCCTTCTGCAGGCCGACGGTGCCGCCGAACTCGCCTTCGCGGTTGATCTGGCGGACGTCCTCACCGTCGGTCGGGATGAACCCCAGCACGTGCGCGTCGGGGTCGGCTCGACGGACGAACCCGTCGTGGTCGGCGAACCACTGGTAGTCCGCCGACTTGTTGATGTTGCCCGACCCGTCGCGGTAGACGCTCAGCGTCGGCGGCTCGGTGAACACCGTCGCCGAAATGTTCTCGACGTCGACCCAGTCGTACTCGTCGCTGGACCCGGCGTCGGCGCTCATGCCTGCTCACCCCCAGACCGCTCGATGAAGTAGTACGACAGGGTGAGCGGCACGAGCGGGCAGACGGTGGCGATGAGGACCAGCAGGACGAGAATCATCGCGTCGGACATCATCGCCACCCCGCGAGGTCCTCGACGTCGTCCGGGTCGCACTTGGCCCAGGCCTTCGTCATCGGGTAGTCGTCTTCGTCCTCGACGAGCACGATGGACTCCTCGAACGACCCGTCGTGCTTGACGAGTCGCTGCTGGATGGCAGCGAGCGGCTGGGGTTCCGACGGCCGGTCCGTCTGGATAGTGGGTTGGGCTTCTGCCTGCTCGATGAACTCCATCAGGTCCACCATCACTCCTCACCCCCGTCGTCGGCGAGCTCTCCGGGGTCGACGAACCGGCTCGCGGCGTTGATGCGGCGCTGAAGGTCACGGCGGATGAGACGCTTTCCACGCTTCGTGAGAGCGTAGTTGTTAGTCCGACCGTCGGCCTCGGTCTTGTCGACAAGACCGAGATCCGCCATCTCCGTGAGGTTTGGATAGTGGCGACCGTGGTTGAGACTCTCGTCGTAGTACTGCTCCAGGCTCTCCATGATGCCCAGGCCGTACTCCTTCCCTTCCGCGCCGAGTTCGTACAGAAGTTCGAGCTGGTACTTCGTGAGCTGTTCCGGACCGACAGGCTCCTCGTCCAGTTCCGCAGGTGAGGCGTTCATGCAAGATCGCCTCCGTCACCGTGGTGGAACTCCATCGAGTGGTGGCGGCCGTGCTCCGCCGGATCGACGACTGCGATGTTGTCAGGGCGGTTGTCCCACTTTACTCCGTTCTCGTGGTGGACGTCGTTGTCGACAACGGCCTCGAAGCCGTACTCCGCAACGGCAAGGAGACGGTGAACGTAGACGATCTCGTTCGTCCGCGTGTCTTCGCCAGACCGCCACTCCTGGGATGCCCAGTACTCGTACCCGGACGGGAGCGAGCGGAGTTTCACTCGTTCGACCCGGTTCGCCCGCTTCGCGGCCTCGACGCCTGCCGTCCAGTTCTCTCGGGTCTCGATGCCGTGGTTGTTCAGCCACCGGCTGATAGTCCCGTTAGTGCACCCGAGGCGCTCGGCGATCTCGCGCGTGGTGAGTCGCTTACCGATGTAGAGGCGTTCGAGCAGGTCGGAATTCTTGTACGGCTTGTCCGTCGGGTGGACCGCCTCAGCCGGTTCGGACTCGGCGGCGCTCATGAAACCCACCCTCCTCGCTGTTCGCAAAGTTGGACGGCGTGCAGGCGTGAGTGCTCGGAGTGGTCCATTAGCTCGATATTCTCGGGCCTGTTGTCCCAGCCGATACCGTTCTCGTGATGGACGACGACGTCACGATCGAGTGCGTCGAATCCATACTCCGCGACTGCGAGAAGGCGGTGGACAGTAACTACGTCCTGACTGTCTCGCCACACTTCGTAGGTGACAGTTTCGGACCCGGACTTCCGGTGACCGAAAGCGGCTGGGAACCCAGGGATCCGACGCCCCTTCACGCCGCGCCCACGAGGATCCGTAATCTGGATCCCGTGCTGGTGGATCCACTTGTGAACTGTTTTTTGAGCGCAGCCGAGCTTCTCGGCCACTGCTTCCATACTGAGCCCCTCGTCAACGTAGAGGTCTCGAAGTACCTCTTCGTCCTGCCAGGGCCGATCTGTGCTACCGCGGTTAGTGGGGCAATATTCTTTATGCCCTTCCGAGTTGTCTATCATGGCTTATCGACACTCCGCATCGCGCGGAATCGGGTGGTAAGCCACGCCGCGGGTGTCTCAGCACCCGGGGCCTTCCTCACGTGATTTGACCCCTCACAGCAGCGAGCGTAGCTTCCGTGCTATCCATTAACCTCCTGCTACTTATGCATACCGGAGGTATGTGCTCGAATAATGTACCGTTAACATGAAGGCGGTACATACCATTGGTACTTTTAGATGACTGGGCCCGACGAACACGTGGTGAAGCTGACGCGCCCGACAGACTTCGAGATCTTGGAAGCCTTTAGCGACGGTGAGCAGGACGTGGGCGTGAACGTAGCGACCGAACTCGACCGCGACCGGTCGTACATCAACACCCGAATCCCTCAACTCCACGATTACGGCCTGCTGGAGTACGTCGGCCCAGCGGAGCGTTCCGGAGTCTACCGCATCACCGAAGGTGGTGTCGCGGCCCTGGCGCTTCGCGACCAGTACGATAGCGGCCCCGAGTGGGAGCAGCTGGTCAACGAGCGCGCCAAGAAGGTCGAGATCGTCCGGCCAAAGGTCCTCGACCACGCCGACGACTGACGTCATCGGTACCGCCCCTTGCCCGGCGGGTGGGACTCGACGCTCTTGTGATTCGCCTCGGGCCCGACGAACTCCAGGTCGGATCGGCTGACGTACTCGTCGTCTTTCGTATCGATGAGCCCTCCGACAGTCGTGTCACAGCCGCGGCACCCGATCGTGCCGTTGTGGACGCGCCAGTCGACGGAGTTGCACTCGGGACACCGGAAGCGCCACTTTGCCGCCGGGATCGTCGTGTCGATGGTGGTGTGTGTCTGGGCCATCGCCAAGTGTTAGCGATGGAAGGTTGACGTATATACCTCGGCGGGGCCCAGAGTGAAACTGAAACTAACAGACGGCGGGCTGGTGAGTTTAGAATCAGTAGGTGAGAATTGAAACGATGTTAACGAAACGGCGGGATGGTTATCTGGTTCGTAAATGACGAAAGACTGTTTAGTCAATAGATAAGTTCCCACGTATGGATCGCAGAACGTTCCTGACGACGGTCTCCGCCAGTAGCCTCGCCCTCACCGCCGGCTGTGGCGGCGACGGTGACAGTAGCGCCTCGACGCCGACCGACAGCCCCGTGCCAACCGACTCGCCGACGCCGACGGAGAGTCCCACCCCCACCGAGTCGCCGACACCGACTGCCTCACCCACGCCCGACCCGTACGACCCGGAGGTGGCACGTGAAAACGCGCGCGAACCAAGCTACGACGACCTCTTCCGTAATTTTGAGGAGTACAAGGGCGACCCCATTCGCTTCGAGTATGCCGAGATCTACCAGGTCATATACGACTTCGACGGCAGCGATTACGATTACCTCCAGATGTACGTCTCGGAGGATAGTCAGAACTGGCCTGGTGATATCGCTGGTGAATGGCACGGAGACGACCGGTACCTGGAGGAGGACCGCCTGAACCCTCTTATCGGTATCGCTGAGAAACTCCACACGTACCAGACGACGAACGGGAACCAACGAACAATCCCGTATCTCACCTTCGTCGAGATGGAGCTCTGGGAAGAGCCGAACTCGTAACTACACCTGCGCGGCGGCCCACTCTTCGAGTGCCTCGACGTCGGGCATCTCGTCGACGTCCACGGGGTACATGTCGCGGAACGGCTCGCCGTCGACGTACCGGGAGAGTTTGTCCGCCATCACGTCGTCGGTCATCCCTCGCTCGCACTCGACGGCGACCGGCGGGTCCTGCCCGCCGTAGGCGACGACGTCGATCTCGCCGGCGCCGTCCTTGGCGACCTCGCTCCCGACGCGGTAGCCCTGTTGTTTGAGTGTCCACGCGAGCGCGGCCTTCGCCATGAAGTGGGCGAACGTTTCAGACCCTGAGTTGAACGCGACGGCATCGCGCTTCGAGATCTCCCAGTAGTGGTCTTGGAGGAGCTGCCGGTGCTCGAACTCTCTGTGGGTGCGGGCGTTCATCGTTCGTCGCTGTGGACGAGCTCCTGCTCGACGTACCCATCGCCATCGTAGACGAGCCGGTACAGCCCGCGCGTTCGCTTCTCGATCCAGCCGGCGTCTTCGAGCGACCCCAGCGCTTCGTTGACGCGCTGGCGTTCGAGGCCGGTGACGTCACGGATCCACCGAGGATTGACCTGATACTCCTCCTTGAAGACGTTCAGCACCTGCCGTTGCTGGCCAGACGGGTTGAAACTCTTGTTCGCCACGCTTGATTGAACCGTTCTCATTCGAGTCCCTCAAGTGTATCTATCGGACGCACGGCTATTGTATCTTCGGGTGTAAAAACTACTGTCCGTTACATAGTAACGCTTAATAGGCACCCCTGTGTAGACGTAACTGTCCAAGGGCGGCATTCGGCTACTTTCGCAGGAAAGTGGCCGACGGTGCTGAAGACACCGCGACCGTGCTTGGATCCCACCAAGCAATGGAATCTACGAACTCCACCGGACTTGAGAATTCCGGACTGACGGAACAGGAAGCGACGGAAGTTGGCGTCTTCGGCATCGACACGAAGCACCGCAAACACCGCTGGCACCAGGGAACGGCGACGGTCATCGTCACGAAGGACGACGAGGTCGTCCACACCGAGGAACTCGCCCGCGAGCACGTCACGAAGTGGATCGACTACGTCGAGGACGAGGCCTGCGGTTGGGTCGACGTCTGGTGGTCGGCGACGGGCTTCGGCGAGGGGATCGTCCGGGCGATGGAAGCCCAGCGGACTGCCGCCGAGCTGGTCACCGACGGAGGCGAGCAGCAATGACGACGCTCTACAACGTCCGGCTTGGTGACGACTGGTCCGTGACAACCGACGACGGCGAACTGGCCGATCGGCGCCGGCGCGAAGGCTACGATGTCGCGACGGCCAACGGAGGCGACGGACAGTGACGGTCGACGGCGCGGAGATCGTCGACGGTGACGATCTCGACGACGACCACATCCCGGTCCCGGCCGGCCACGCCCCCAGGCTGGACGACTACGAGAGTGACGGGTTCGTCGGCCTGCTCGTCCAGGAGGTCGAGACCGGCGCGTGGATACAAGCCGAGAACCCCTGGGAGGTGTGCCGATGAGCGGCATCTTCCAGGCGGGCGAGGTTCCCGACACCGCGCCCCACGACGAGCTCGGGCGCGACCCCGAGAGCGACGAGCCGTTCGACCACTGCGGCGCCGACGTGATCGGCGTGTGTCAGCGCTGCGGGCACGAGATCCACGAGGGAGTGACCGGCCACGGGTGCTCCGAGGGCTTCCGGAGTCACCGCGACGGCGAGGCCATCCGCGCGGTCGAGGGGGTGAGCGCATAGATGGGGAAGCGTATCGCACGAGTCGTCAAGGGCGAGGACGGGCAGGACGTCCTTCGCGTGCTTGACGACGACATGTACGAGGTGACCGACGACGGCGTCGACATCGAGATCGGCCCAACGTTCGCCTACTTCCTGGAGTCGCTCGTGACGGAGGTTATCGACGGCGTGGAGCCACTACCGCACGGCGGCGGGTACGACGGAGGTGGGGACGATGAGTGAGGACACGAATACCGAGCGAACAGTGGACGTCAATGACGCGCTGGAAGAGTCGGTGATGTGGCTCGAACGCGAACTCCGCGAAGCGCGGCAGGCCCTCTGGGACGGCAAGAGCGGCAAGGCGTTTACGGCCATCGAAGCCGCACAAGACGAGTTCGAGACGGTCGAGGAGGCGATTCTCGATGAGTGACGAGCTCGACCTGGACGAGCTGACCAGCCGCGTGGCCAACATCTCGCTGCAGTTCGACAGCGCCCTGACGGAGGGCTACGGCGCGACGCTGCGGGCGACGCGGCGGATGCTGGCCGCGAAAGACGAGTCGGGCAAGCGGCGCCTGGACTCGATCAAGACGGCCGCCGATGCGATGCGCGACGCCCGGCCAGAAGTCCCCGACGAGCACGTCGAGGAGTGGGACGAGATCGTCGAGACGCTCACGGAGGCGGTCGACGATGAGTGACGAGATCGTGCGTGTGAACAGGCCGGAGGGCGGGTTCCGCATCGAGCAGGTCAGCGAGACTCACACCACGTGGATCGTCGACGCCGAGGAGGAAGAAGAACCAACAGCGCGCCAGTTCCGCGACCTCGGGACCGCGGGCACGAAGATGGTCGTCCTGTCGTCGTTCCTGCCGGAGCCGTACGCCTCCGAAGCGGACCGGATCTACGGCGACATCGCCCGGCTGCAGCGGATGATGGCGCGTGAACGACTCGACGACGAGCGGGACGTCACGGACCTCGCGTTGGGGAACCTCGACGTCCTGCCAGAGGTACAAGCGGAGCGAGAGCAGGTTTCGTGCGGAACGGACGGTGATGACGATGAGTGAAGACGAATCTGTTACAGACGGAGGCGGAGTAGAACGAACTCGGGTCGGCCACTGCAAGGCCGACGAAACAGACGTGTATGTCGGCCGTGGCCCGAACGGTCGAGACATACTCTCCACGCCGATCGGGGAGCGTGGCTGGCTCGGGAACCCCTACACGCTGGAGAACCACCACCGAGGTGCCAGTATAGCGAAGTTCCGAGAGGATTTCGAGGAACGACTGGAGCGAAACCCGGAGTTCCGACGGGCCATCGAAGACCTCGCCGGCAAGACTCTCGGGTGTTGGTGCCAGCAGATCGATGAGGATGGTCCGTCCTGTCACGGCGAAGTAATCGCCGAGTACGCCGACCGCTTGGGCGATACAACGAGCACGGAAAGCAATCAGGAGGATACCGATGAGTGATCACGACGTTACAGACGGAGACGGAGTGGAACACGATACCGCCACGGTTCACGTCTGGCAGGGCGGGCAGTTTGCGTCCTACGAGGATCTGCTCGACGAGGACCCCGACGAGTACGAACTCCCCCTCGCAGAGACGGAGTTCGGAAAGGCGTTTGAGGTGTCTAACGACGAACGCGAACTACTCGCGGAGAACATCGAGTATCACGGGACGTTCGCTTTTGACGTTCCGAACGACGAACGACCGGTTACGCTGAACGTCCACACCACAGATTCATACCACAATCAAGAGGACTGGGGCAAACCGATAGAGCGGGGCCTAACGTTCCACGAGGAAGACGCATACGAGCCGTTCAAGACCGAAATCTGGGGGCGGATCATGATGTGGGCCGAACGTCCAGAGTGTTACAGCGACACGGAAGTATCACAGGAGGGGGATGCCGATGCCGAGTGATGAGGTCCTTGAACGCGCGCTCGACACGTGGGGCGAGGAAGCCCAGATCGTGATGGCTATGCAGGAGTCCTCGGAGCTCATCACGGCGCTGACCGACGTCTACCGTGGCCGGGCCGATGCCGCGGACGTCATCGACGAGATCGCGGACGTCCATGTGATGCTCGACCAGCTGGCCCTCATCTTCGGGCCGGACGCCGTCGACGAGCGAATCGACAAGAAGCTCGACCGTCTCGACGAGCGGCTCCAGGAGGTGGACAATGTCGAGTGACGTCAACCCGATCCACCCGCCGAAGGTCGCTCACGTCGCCATCTGTCCGGGATGTGAAAACCCGACGCTGGTGACGAACCTCGACGGCAACGGCACGGCCATGCAGTGCCCCCGCTGTGGGAACACACTCCGGCCGGCCGACATCACGACCTACGAGCGCACGGAGGTGGACGATGCCTGAATGTCCGGACTGCGGCTCGTTCGTCAGCAACATGGACAGCCACAAGCGAAACTACTGCACGGGTGGCGACCGGGAGGACGACGATGAGTGACGCCCTCCACCCGCAGAACCACCGCATCGGGACGGCCGGGATCTCGCTTTCCGGCCTCGACCAGCCGCGGTTCCCGCCCGTATACGTCACGAAGGGTGGGCAGGAGAAGCACGAGACGCCGCTGTGTCCCGAGGTCCAGGGCGAAGTCCACTACGCCATCTGTCGCGAGGACGCGCTCTACGGCTACGGCGAGAACTGGTGCGACACCTGCAGGATGTACAGGCTGACGATCGACGGTTCCGGATGGACAGACCCGCGGTTCCGCAACGACGGTGATAACTCATGAAAGCAGAGATAGGAATTCCACTACCGAAAACGTCGCGCGAGATCGTTCTCAACTACACCCGCGGTGCCGGCCTGGGGGTGCGTCTCGATGGGTAGCAGCCAGTATCGGAGTTTCAGCGATCCCGACACCGAGTTCGAGCTCGTACGGTCGGACACGCCCGTCTCCGTTGACGGGTACAAGATCGGGGAGCCGACCGGCGAAGTCGAGTGTGAGGAGTGTGGTGCAAGAGCGAAGAACGTCGACGAGGTTCCGCACGAACCACACTGTTCGCAACGATTCACCCTCTCAGAATGGTGGGCAGAGCAAATCCTGGACCAATGACTGTAGAGTGTACCCACGAGAATTGCACGCGGACGTTCGAAACAGAACGTGCTCAGAAGATCCACGCATCGAAGTCGCACAACGACGAGAAACCGTGGACAGACGAAGCCCGGCTACGGGAACTCTACCACGGAGAGGGAATGACCTCAGAGGAGATAGCGGAGGGGTGGGACATCACACCCTCTGGGATTCTCAAATGGATGGACGAGCTGGGGATCGAGAAGAGGGGGCCGTCATTCAATGGGAAGCACACCGAGATGCCCTGGCAAAATGAGTACACACTCCGGCAGGCGCATCACCAAGATGAGAGGACGCCGAAAGAGATTGCTGACGATATGGGGTGCTCGGCCGGGACAATCAAGACCTGGCTTCGACGACACGGGATAGAGAATCGAACAGACTCGATTAAACGAAGACGGCGAATGTGGGCCGACCCAGAAGAGCTTCAGCGGCTGTATCACGAGGAGGGGATGTCACTGAGCGAAGTTGGCCAGGAACTCGGTGTAGACCGCGAGGCTATCCGAACCGAGATGCAACGCCACGGCATCCCACGAAGAGGCAGGCTCGAAGCCGTTAAGAACAGCTTCGCAACCTTCGGAACTGGAATTGACGGCTACGAGTACTGGAAAGACAGCTCAGAAGGCGGAGGGTTTCTGCGAGTACATCAGCTCCTCGCCATCTCAAAAGGCAGCGAGCCGCACCGAGTTTTCTCTGGCGAGTACGACGTCCACCACAGAAACGGCGTGAAATGGGACAATCGGCTGGAGAACGTCGAATTACTCACGAAAGCGGAACATAACCAGGCACACGCAGATGGGTAGCGGCCAGTCCGCTGCGGCGCCGGAGTACATCGCCCACCTCCCGGGCTGCGAGCAGTCCGATGTCAAGTCCGAGTGGTGGAAGGACACCCATCTTCGCAACCTGCGCGACTGACCAGACCTTTCGTTTCTCGGCCAGATAGTGGCCGAACGCTTATGTTTCCATGCCAACGAGTTATACCTATGAGCGACGATGGCATGACTCGGCGTGAACTCCTGGGCTACGTTGCTGGCGGGGGTGCTGTGCTCTCTACCGGCGCTGTGCTTGGTAGCCAGGCCGATCTCGGCGGTGGTAGTGGACAGGCGCAGGCAGCAGGGAACGAGTCGACTGCGACGCCCGCCGAGACGGCCACGAGCACCGCCACGCCAGCGTTCGACCCCGACGTGACCTTTCCCACCTGCAGCAGCTTCGAGGTGACAGCGGACGCCTACGGGCCCGTGCTGGCCTCGCTCTCGGACGGAAGCACGACCGAGTTTGACGGAGACTACGCTGGTACTGAAAGTTTCGAGACGGCAGCCGTTGTCGAGAGCGTGCTGGTCTACGGTCCCGACGGCGGGCAGGCGTCGGCCGACAACCCCGCGGCGGGATCGTGCTCGGCTACGGCGACCGAGGCCAGCACCGACACGCCGACGGAGACGCCCACCGAGACAGCGACGGAAACACCGACGGAGACTGAAACGGAGACCGCGACTGAGTCGCCCACGCCGACGGCGACGCCCGAGCCCGAGGAGGGAGTTAGCGTTGAGTTCACGCAGGCAGATACCGGCCAGTCGGACATTTTCGACTTCGACGTCGAGAACAACAACAGCTACTCCGTTCGTGTGACTGTAAAGGTGGAGTGGGAGTGGTCCGATGGGAAAATCACAGAGGACTCGGAGACTGATGAACTGGGCCCCTTCGCGAACTGGTCTGGGACGTTGGGCACCAAACACCGAGACGATGCCGCCATCAGAGAGTGGAATGGGAGCCTTCCCACAGTCGAGAAGATTTAGACCAATTCGCTCACGTCCTGGAGTCGGCTGCGGATCTTCTGGAGTGCTTCACCGAGTCCCTGGCGGTTGCCGAGGACGAACGTCGGAGACTTCTCCGACTGCGTGATGTCCTGGAGTTCGACCGCCTCCCCAGCCGTCGGCAGGTTCGGGATCGTCAGCGTCTCGACGACGGAGACGTCGGGCGGCAGCTCGTCGACCGTCGCCTCGGCCCGGATGAGTGGCTCGTCGACGACGCGGTAGAGGTAAAGAGCGGCTTGCTGGCACATGCGCTCGGAAGGGAGCGAGGGGACGTCTCGGACGACCACCTTCGGGTCGTTCGTGTCCAGCATGTCGTCTTCTGGGTAGACGCCGCTGATCTTCCAGTTGTAGTCGACTGCGAGAGGTTCCCCATCGGAGATAGATCCGCCTGAGAGAGCAGTTAGTTCACCGGGGATACGAGCGAGTTCGTAGTCCGAACCCTCTGAGTACTCTGTCCCGTCGTCGCGGTTATACACTCGCCCAGAACCCTCCACGATGTCGCCGTGTTCGAGAGGGGCTGCGTTGCCGATGTCCGCAGTCACGCTGTCGCCCGTCTCCGTCTTCGCCTGGCCTTTCACGAGCACTTGCTCGTAGGATTCCTCGTTGAGCTTCGCCGTCTCGTAGTCCACGAGGTCGACGCTGGATTCGCGCGTCCGCAGGCCGGGCCATGTCCACACGACGCGCTCGTCATCGATTGATTCGTCCCAGATGACCGTCCACAGCGCGTCGGCGAACTGCGCCCAACGTTGGAGGGCGTCCTTTGCCGACCCGTCGTGCTTCTTGTTGATGAGCAAGGGCAGATCGGATTGATCTGCATACAGGTCGTAGAGGTCGACCTCGTGCGGCACCTTCCGCCCGGCGGGAGACGTGTCCGGGTCGGGGTCGTAGCCAGCCAGCCGGAAGCGCGCCCGGATCTGCGCCGCGCCACTGGCGAACTCGCCCTCGACCGTCTCGCTGTTCGTCGCCTCGATCCAGTTCTGCCCCTGGTCGTTCGAGATCGCCACCGCCTGGTCGCCCGAGGTGCCGTTCCACGAACTCGTGAGCTTCCCGGCGACGATGGACAGGAACGTGACGGCGTCGGTCATTTCCTGCTCTATGCCGCCAGGGTAGAGGTCCCACGACAACACCCCACCGGTGACGCTATTCCCGGGCTGGCTTGCGTAGCGGCCGTCCCACAGCGCCAGCGCATCCACGTCGATCGACCCGTCGTCAGTAGTAGAGTCCTCGTCGAACTCGATCCGAAGCGTGTGCGTCCCTGCCGGGAGCGACGAAGAGTACTGGCTCGTCGTCCGCCAGGACGTCCCAGTGCCGACGTTCGAGTCGGCGCTGTAGCTCTCCACCTCCTGGCCATCGAGCAAGAGGTTGAACCCCATGTCGCCGTCGTCGAGGAAGTTGAGGCGTGCGGCAAACTGGACGTCGCCGGCCGGGATATCGTGGTCCGTTTCGATGTCGACCTCGACGAAGTGCTGGAGGCCGGTCGGGCCGTCGAAGCCGACAGCCTCCTCGCTCGAATAGGTGCTGCTCCCGATGACCGAGCCGTTCGTGCCGATGGTGCCATCCTCTGCCTCGCCAAAGTAGCCCACCTGGTACGTCGTTAGGACGCCATTCTCCACGGTGACGATGTCGTCGAGCGTGGCGAGTCGGTCGAGCCACTCCGACGTCGTGTCCGCCGACTGCATTCGGTCGTCGGTCGACGTCTCCGTCGTCGGGTCGTCGACGTCGTATGCCAGTCCCGTCTGGCCGATGACGTCCGCCGCGCCGGCCTGGGCTTCCTCCTCCGTGTACTCGACGGTTACGCGGTTCGTCAGTGCGAGCCCTCCGCGGCCTTCGAGGATGACTCGGTCCGGTCGCTCGCGAACGTTCTCCAGCTGGCCGATGGGTTTGCGCTTGCCGTCCTGCCAGACTCGCAGCGGTTGCTCCTCGAGCTGCTGGTCGTTGAGCCAGATGTCCGCCTTCGGGATGGGGATACGCACACGCGGCAGGTCGTTCACTGGCGTCGGGTAGTCGACGTCCTCGGCGATGATGCTCGGCGTGAGTGTCCGGCCGCTCGGGTGGTCCACTTCGACGTACCAGCCCCGAGTTGGAACGTTCGTCTGGCGGACGTCGTTCGTCGCCGTGTCCACGTCGATCGTCGACGTCGCATCCGCATGTTCGGTGAAGATTCGCAGGCGATAGCGATACGTCCGGTTCGGCGAGACTGTATCGTCGGCAAAGGCCTCTGTGTTCGGGTCCAGCGTCCCGAAATCTCGGAACGGTCCCCAGCCGTCGTCGTACTGCTTCGCACGCTCGACGTCGATGCCGTCCTCGTTGTCGGCGTTGTCTTGCCATGATAGGTCGACGGACGTCTCGGTGACGGTGTCGGAAGTTAGATTAGTGATGCCGGGGAGCTTCGCGACGATACTGACCGGAGCAGTCCATGCCCCGGTGATGTCTTCCGCCTCGGTCCGACCCCGAACCTCGTATTCTTCGCCATCCTCGCGACCAGCGAATATCGTCGTGATGGTCCCCGAGTCAATGACCTGCTCGTCGTAGCCGGCCGCGTTACTGTCCCAGGTCGCCTCGCCCGTATCTCGGATCTGGAATCTGACGTCACCGTAGCCAGAGACAGCCGTCTCCCTGTCGATCGCGACCTCATCCTCGACACCGTTGCCCAGAACGGGTTGATCCTCATCAGCAAACGCGAGCGTGACACGCGACGAGTCGGTTGTATTGCCGTCGACGAGACGACGGACGAACCACGAGAACGTCCGGCCGTCTTTCTGCAGCGTGTCGGTGTAACTCGTTGCACCAGGGTCGGAGACGGTGTCGATATGCGTGTAGTCGCCTGGATACGTCGGGCTATCGACAGTACTGCGGAAGATGCGCCACTCACCCGACGGGTAAGCGTCGCCGTCCCAGGAGAGGTCGAACTCGCTTCCCGACCCGTCGGCGACTGCGAACCCAGTGACCCCAAACGTGGCAAGCCGATGGCTGTGGAGTTGCGCCTCTCCCGAGATATCCTGCGAGATCCGGTACTGTGTGGCCCCTGTTGTGATGGTCGACAGTGCAGTGGTCGTCTCGCCGTCGCTGACGCTAACCTGTTCTGTGACGTCCGCCGTTCCGTCACCATCGTCGTCCTGCTCGATGGTGAGCGATATCGACCCACCGTTGAGCGTCGCTGAGGTAATGAGATCAACCATCAGGGAGACCTCCAGTCCGTCGTCAGCGTGCCGTTCGTCTCGACGACGTCGATGATGGTTTGCAGCTGCGTTCCCGAGAGCACCGCGTCGTAGAACCGGAACTCTGCTATCCGTCCGTCAAGCCACTCGGTCCCGCTTCCTCCGTCAGCCTCAGCACCGAGCCAGAGAGGTCCACCATCGTTTTGCATCGTGACGGGCGTGGCAGAGTCTTCGAGTGACCCATCGAGATAGATCTCGATATCGCCGGCAGCGTCGTCGTACACGGCGCCGACGTGATACCAGACACCCTCTGCTGTACTCGTGCTGGTGACGACCTCCGTGTTGTCGGTGCCGTCGGTGACGTCGAATCTGATTGTCTCGTCCGACAGCTTGGAAAACTCCCATTCGTAGTTGCGATTACTACCGACGTCGACGCCTTTTGCCGCGATTTTCGACCGCGAGCCCGCGTTTTGGTGCGTAAACCAGAGCGAGATTGTGAACGATCCCAGCCCGCTAAACGACGGGTCATCCGCGATCTCGACGTAATCGTCGGTCCCGTCGAACCCGTATGCGCTCGTCCCGAGTAGCCCGCTCGCTCCAAGCGTCGCTCCGTTGACTGTGCCGTCATTTCCTGCGCCTGAGAAATCGTTCGCGGTCGACCCACTATCCTCCTGAAGTGGCCAGTAGATGGCGAGGTCGGTGCCGAATAACGGCGTTTCGGCAGAGTAGCCTCGCTTGACCGTTCCGCCATCGTCGTGATCCGTGTTCGCGACGGATTCGTGAACGACGCCGTCATCGCTCGCCGCACTGTCCCAGTCGCCGGCTGTCTCCCAGATGATATTGACCATCTACAGCTCACCCCTATCAACCAGTCCCTTGCTCTCACCGGGCTCGTAATCCGACGCGCTCGCGACCGGCGAGAGGAGGTCCACCAGTCCTGCCGGGATCGCCTCACTTCGCTCACCCCACAACGGGTCCTCCCATCCGCGCTTGACCCAGCAGTCCACGTCGACGGAGTTCGTCCCGTCGGTGAACTCGACGACGGCGTGGGCGCTCGCCAGACCCACCTCGCGGACGTCCAAGTCGGCGAACGACCAACTGGAAGCGCCGAGCGACTGCGACGTCCACGCGCCGCCTGCGTCGTCCCAGCGCTCCACGGAAAGCGACGGCGCGGTCTCGTCGAAGCGCAACCGAACGAGGCCGTTGTCGAGGATGGCCTCGCCCGTGTAGTCGTGCGAGGAGACGAACACCTTCTGCCACTGCAGGACGCCCTCAGCGTCGAGCTTGTCGCCGACACCGCGTTCGTCCCAGAGACGGACGTCGGTCGGCCCCTCGTCGGCGTAGTCGATGGCGTAGACGATGGTCGGGTTGTCGAACGGCGCCGCGTCGGCGTCGTAGATCTCGACGTCGCCCAGCTCGGCGCTGCGCGTCTCGACGAGCGTTGGCGTATCGGTCCCCTGCGATCGGTCGAACCACTGGACCTTCGACGCCGTCGCTGGGACACCGACGTAGGCCGTCTGGTCGTTCCCGAGTGGGTGGTCGACCTGCGAGACGTTCGTCTCGACGGCGCGGCGATAGCTGGCCCGTGTCCCCTTGTGGGTGAGGCGGCCGTCGAAGGACGTCATTTCCGAGGCTCGCGGGTCAGTTCGGCCAGTGGAGGCGTTCGAGATGGTGTAGTAGCCGTCCGACGGCGTCGTCGTCCCGATCGCGTAGAACGGCACCTCGTCGATGGCCGAGGCGTTCGCGAGTTCGTCCAACTCGGCGGCCATCTTCTCGGCGTAGGTGCTTCGGTACTCCAGGACAAGCCGTTGCTCCCCGGGCTCGGTGGCGATGGACTCGACGGCGCCCGTGTCCGAGTTGAGGATGCCCTGCTGAGCAGTCCGCTGGTTGGCCTGTGCCTGCCCCCGAGTCTGCGCGTCCGAGGAGATACTGCATACGTAGAGGTTTCTGTCGGTCATGTCTCAGTAGGGGTTCTGTTTCTGCCCGTCGAGTGCCTTCGTCAGGTCGGCCGCCGACAGCAGCGTCAGCTGCCCAGTGAAGCTACTCGACTCGTCGATCGGCGGCGTGAACGACGGCTGTTCGGGGACGACGTTGACAGGGTCGTAATACCCGCCGGAGTGGTGCTCGCCGTACTCGAATTGCGCCGGGTTGCGCGAGTCCAGGTCCGCCGTCGTCAGGTACTTCATCAGGACGTCGATCTGCGTCTCGCGCGGGTCGCCCGTCGCGTCGGTCGCACTGCCGCCGTTACCCGTATCGCCCCACTGGTCAGACGCCCCCTCCCAGCCCGAGAGGGAGATATCGTAGGTCTGCGTCCCGCCACCAAAGCCGAGGAAGACGCCCTGCTGGCGAGACTCGCCGTCGCCGAGGATACTATCGAGAATGGCGTTCGTCGTCGAACCGCGGCCGCCGACGAGGTAGCCCGTCCGCAGGCCACGCGTCACCTCGACGTCGACGAAGTGGAACTCACCGGTTTCGGTGTTGCCGTCCCCGTCGGGATCGGCCTCGACAGTGAGGATGGCTTTCCCGAGTGGTGGCATGTTAGAATCCACCTCCAGGCACGAGGTCCTGGACTTCCTGTACCGCCTGGTCGACGATCTGCGGCGTCAGGTCGTCGACGGCGCGTTCGATCTCTCGCTGCAGCTGGTTCGGGTCCATGTCGAACTGGACGCCACCGACGTCGACGCGAAGGTCACGAAAGCCGGTGTCTCGGGTGCCGGTCTCGTTCTGGTAGCGCTTGCGCTGGGCCGAAGGGACGTTCGACCAGTCCGCACTGGACGAGCCACCTCCGCCGCCGCCGAAGGGGTTGAGGTTAGACATCCACGACGGCTGCTGTTGCTGGACCTGTTCGAGTTGCTGCAGCCAGGGCGGCTTGGCGAAGTCGATGCCCTGGTCGAGCATCGACACCCAGTCCGGCTGGGGGAACTCCAGACCGCTGAGCGACTGCTGTATCTCTTCGGGGTTGATCACCGGCTCCGCACTGCCACCGATGCCGTCTTCCTCCGTGTACGCGTAGGACGTCCCCGAGATGCCCTCCGACGACGGCGCATACGCGTCGGGGAACTGGCCTTGCATGACGTTCCGAGCGCCCTTGCCGATCATCGCGCCAGTCCCAACGATACTCCCGGCTGCCAGTGCCGTCGTACCGGCCGCCGTAACACCTGCAGCAGTCCCGCCCGCGAGCAGACTCCGTGCGCCGAGGCCGGCGAGGATCGTTCCCCCAGCGCCACCACCGCCACCGCCGCCGCCCATGCCGCCGCTGGCGCCGATCGTCTCCAGTTCTTCGTGGATGTCTTCGAGCGCCTCCAGTTGCGCCGAGAGGAGCGCGTCCACGCTTCCGAGGCCGCCGTCGCTCATGGCCGTCCCCGGCGGGGTTCGAGAGGGTGGCGTCGACACGCCCACCTCGACGTCGCCCAGCTCGTCTTCGATGCGACTGCGCGCCGCTCGGAGTTCACTGTCCGAGACAGAGACTTCGAGGGTTGCGGCGGCGCCGAACTCCGCCACGGTCAGATCCCTCCGTTGGTCATGTGGTGCATGGCGAGGATGAGCCGGACGTCTCGCCAGGGCATCTCCCGGACGTCTTCCGGTGAGTGGCCGTAGAGACCGAGGACCGAGACGGCGTAGTCGACCTGTTCGGCATGGCTCAGCCCTCCGATCTCTCCGCGAGTCGCTCGCTCAAGGGCTTGAAGTTTCCCTGGGACACCGTCGTCAGGCTGTTCGCGACCGCTTCGAGCCACTTCGACACGCCGATGGGCTGGGACGCCACGGCCGACACCTTCGCGTCCAGCGAGTCGCCACCGTCGTCCTCGTCGTCAGGATCGGCGAGGAACGGCGCGTCGACGAGCCCCATTGCTGCGAAGACGTTGCTCCGCGCTCCCGGGACGTCGCCCGGGTGGTCCTGTTGCGAGCGGATGGCCTCGGCACGGTCCTGGACGCGGGCGTACTCGCCAGCGTCGAGGCCGGCGATGGCCACCTCGGCCTCTTCGCCGTACTCGTCGATGAGGTAGCCCACGCCGCCGAGCTGCGTCTCGACGCTGTTGGCCTCCTGGAGGAGTGCCTGGCCCGACGCCGTCCCACCCTCCGTGTCGGAGAGGCGGTCGGCGACATCGTCCAGACGCTCGTCCAGGCGGTCGAACTCCTCGCCCAGCGTCCGCGTCTCCTCGGTCAGGCTCATGCGACCGAAATACCTCCGTTGGCGTGCCACGACGTCTGCTCGGCCGCGTCGGACTCCGCGTCGACGAGCGAGTTCCAGTTGTGCGTGTCGCACTTCATCTTCGGGAGCGTGTACGTCGCGACCGTGCTTCCGTCGACGTCGAACGACACCTCGCCGGCGACGTTCGTGAGCGAGTCTTCTGTAGACGTGGCGCCCGACGACCCATAGGCGAGTTCGAGTTGGTCCGTCTCGCTGAACGTCGACGTCGCCTCGAGGGAGACCTCCGGCGCCGCCAGGACGGCGTCGACGGGGTAGCGCGAGGCGCCGTCGTGGTACCGGTAGAGATTCGAGAACGACAGCGTCGCGCTCTGCAGCTTCGTCTGGGCGCTGGTGTCGATGGAGAAGTTGGCGCCGTGGAACGGGACGTCGCCGCCATCGGTCGGCCCGGAGATCGTCCCGGGCGTGATGCTCGTCGCGTTCCCTTCAGCAGCGTAGCCCATCGTCATCGACGCCCGGATGACGCCGCCCTGCGTGTACTGGATGCTGTAGTCCAGCGGGATGACGCCCTCCAGCTCGCGCTCGACTGTCGCGACCGCTCCACCAGTCGAGTAGTTCAGGCCGAGGTACCACCGCGACGTGTTCGCGAGGCCGCTGGTGAAGCCCGTCCCGCCGTCGTTGAAGACGAGGTCGCGGACGTTCGTGTGGGTGTCCTGGGAGACGACCCACGACGCCGACAGCGCGCCCTCGAGGTTGGTGGCGATGCTGTCGACTGCCTCTTCGTTCGTCGGCGACCGCATCCGCTGGAGTGCGTTCCCCAACGAAATCTCGTCGAACGTGATGTTGCGGCCCGGGAGGAAATACGACGGCGTCCCCGGGAGCGTCCGGAAGCCGTCCTCCTTCACGACCGCGACGGTGGGGCTGCCGGCCCCCGTCATGCGATACCTCCGCTACTGTACGCTGTGGTCATCATGATGATTAGCACCGAAAACGCCGCGTGGTATCCTCGACGCCCGCCGCGACTACGGGCGCGTCATCAGGGGTTGTTTCAAAAAGCGGAGGAAGAATCAGCTGATAGAGTTGGCCCCGGAGTGTTACGCGATAGTCGCCCACGTTTCGTCAGGCATGAGCTGATAGACGCCCGTTCCCGACCCGTCTCCCGAGTCGGTGAAGTCGACGGTATCTCCGATCTGCCAGTTGGCCGCTGTCGGCGTCTCTGCAGACGCGCTTTCCTGACCGACGCCGTTCAGCAGCGGGCGGGTCGCCCCTGCCGTGTTGACCTGTTGCACGTTGCCGCTGGCTTCCCAGTCGGATAGTCTGATATCAGTACCGTTCAGGTCGAAGCCGTAGGTACCATTATCAACGGCCTTCGCCACGTCGATTACTACGTCGTCGGCGTTGATCTCGAAGCCATCAGACCCGTTGTTGTATGCTCTGACGTGGGAGAGAGTCGTTCCATCACAGGCGACGATCCATCCCTGGTTAGTCGACCCAGCCGCCACACAGTCAACAGCGTCGACATCCCCAAGTGAGGCGTGTAGCTTGTACGGGAAGTTCGTCTGGTCGTATCCACGGACACCGTTGAGGGAGATGTCAGAGGCATCTTCGGCGTCGATGGCGTGGTCAGCCCCGACGAGTACCGTATCGGACACGGAGAAACGGGAGGTGTCGACCCCACGAACCTGGACACATGCTGTCCCTCCTGCTTCGATGGCCGTTCCGTCGACGGAGATGCCAGTCGCGTTCGTGACCAGAACGCCGTCCTGAACGTTGCGAATACTCAGGTCGTCGAGGGTGATGTGCGAGTGGGTGGACGGGTCAGAACCGTGGGCAACCCGAATCGCCGTCCCCGCCGCGCCGCTTGCGCTTGTCTCCTGGTCGATCGTGACGCCCGAAATCTCGATGTGAGCGTTCGCGTCGTCGTCCGTTCCAGTGCTTTCGCAGATGATGGCAGGGCCGTAGGTCCCGAAGATTCGGCCACCGCGCACACTAATACTGTTCACTCCGTGTTCCAGTTCGATACCCGTGTGAGTTGTGCTGTTGGTAGTCCCGCTCCCGTCGATGAATGGGTCGATGATGTCGATGTCGGTCGGTTTCGGTGTTCCGCCGACGTTGGCGATAATCGACCAGCCGTCGTCACCGTAGTTGATGGCCGAACATTCTCTAAATGTACCGGCAGAGGGCGCATTACCGTCCGCTGGGCGTACCGAGAACGAGTGGTTCGCCCCGCCACCAGCATCCTGTTCGTACAGGTCGCGACTGATGACGGAGTTGACATCCCAGTCCGAACTACTCCCTCGAATGCTGAGGTTCGGAATGCCCGTGTCTTGGACGTTTGCCTCGTTGCCGTCGAGCGTGCAACCCGTCAGCGACCACCCATCCACGTCCAGAGCATCAAAAATCTTGACGGGCGCTGTCCGTCGAATCGTCGTCAGATGGCGACCAGCACAAACGATCTCCAGATCGTCCTTGAAGTTAGATACCGCGCCGACTTCATGCGTCCCAGGCCCGACGAAAATTCGGTCTCCACTGACGGCGTCGTCGTTGACGACAGTCGGGAGGTCCTTGTCGGTCCCGGCGACGTGGTCCACGATGTTCTTGATGGAGTCTGTCTGTAACGCCGCCAGAGTGTACTCCGGGTTCTCTCCGCCGACCGTCGCGGTCTCCACATCCAAGTCAACTGAACCGAGTCGAAACGACGGCGCGCCGGGGTTGCTGCCGACGACGACCGACCGCCCATCGACGTCGTACCAGACGTCGGACGTACCGCTGCCGGAGAGGGAGATCGCACTCTCCGCTGCCCGCGCGTCCAGCTCGACGAGGACGACCTCGTCCGAACTGGTATCCAACACGACGAACGACCCGCCCGAGATGACCAGTTCGCCACCGATGACGGCGAGGTCAGGGGTTTCGAGGTAGTAGTTGTCACCCTGCTCGGGGATTCGCGGGTGCTTGCGGCGCGACTCTATCGTGTTGGGGATGCGGTCTATAGTGTCTCCCATGGTATCTGTTTCCGTAATGAAAAGGCCGCGTCAGGGCAACGTCTCGAAGCCGTCGAAGACGACGTCGACGTCCCAGCGGTAGAAGTCCTGATAGTTGCTGGACTGCGGCGATTCGTTCGTGAACTGTAGGTCCGTGTACGATACGTTCGCCCCGCCAGCGTCAGGCCAGGTCCGCTCAGACAGCAGCGCCGTCCGAACCCGGTCGACCAGGCCATCACTACCGTTGCGCCACGGGACGCCGTCGGTGCCATCCTCGTCGACGTGACCCCATTCGGAGTTGTGGAGGCCAACGACTCGCAGCCCGACGACGGCCTCTCTGGCGTGATCGTACTCGGTGCCGATCGGGTCGGAGACGACGTCGGCCAGCGTCGCTCCCAGGTAGCACCCTTGCTGGAGTTCGTTTTCGAGATCGCGGACGCCGTCCTCGAGGACGTCACTCTCGTCACGGTCGACGCGTTTGACCGTCACCGGGTCGCCGTTCCGAGCCGTGTAGTTGTTGCCGACGTCGGTGACGACGCTGGCCAGCTGGGCGAGTACCCAGTCGACTTCTGGATTGCTCATGCTTGGATCACTCTGCGAAGGCCGTTCATCGCATCACGGATCGCCCGTGACTCGGGGATGCCGGGGTGGTCGACAGACTGGAAGAACACGCGCCAGCCCGAGGCGAACTGGCCGCCGCCGGTCCGTGCCTGGTCGAACTCCTGGCGAACCCACTGCGGCGGATTCTCCCAGACGAAGCTCAGCAGCGGGTCGCCGTCGATGGTGTGCGGGCTGACCCCGAACTCCCAGCGGCCCATTTGCTCGGACTCCCAGCCGATCGTGACGGAAATTGTGTTCGTCGACCGGTCGACTTCGGGCTGGCCAAGCGAGTCGATCGTGGACTCGACATCGTAGCCATGTCGCTGCCCGTAGGCTCGCAGGTTGGTGTGGACGAGCTCGACGAACTCGTAGATGAGGTTGGCCTGTTCGCCCACGAGCGTCGTCTGGACATCGTCCAGGAGCGCCTCGCGAGCCTTCTGCTCGAAGTCGGCTTCCAGCTTCACTGGTTGATCCCGAGGTCGCCCTCGTGGTAGACGTCGAGCAGTTCCTCCGCCTTCGAGCGCATCTCCTCGGCCTTGGTGTCGACGTTGTAGAGCGTCGCGTTGTCGGGGATCTCGATGACCGCCTCCTCGACGAGGTCCGACCCGGCGAGGAACGCGACCGCCCGGCGGACGTTGCGCGGGATGCCCTCGTGGCCGTAATCGAGGTCGACGTACACCGCGTTCGATAGCGAGACGAGGTCATCGTCCATCGCGTGGACGTCCAGGTACAGCTCGGACACGCCGCCGTTGTTGACGCGCACCCAGTAGTCCTCGCCGCGGTGGGTGTTGCCGACGCCGCCGTCGTAGTCGTTGCTGCCGACCCAGTCGTCGAACCCGCCGTCGGCGTTCACGACCGAGAGCTCGTTGATTGCGTCGGCGTCTTTCCGGGCGAGGGTGATGCGCGTATACGCCGGGACGGTGTCGTCCCAGAGTTCGCCGAAGGCGAGGCGGATCTCCTCTTTCGGCTCGCGGCGGAGGTCCTGACGGCGCTGCCGGTCGTGCCGCGGGCCTGCTTCCAGCAGCGCATCGGAGTTGCGCGAGTAGCGATACCGCTCGCGCTCGCTCGCGCCGTCGACGAGCGCCCCGTGAGTCTGGATGTCGTGCTCGTCGTCCCGCGTCTTCGGGCTCGTCGGGATGAGGTCATCATCGTCCTCGGTGATTCCGCTGGGTTCGTACCAGTGGCGGGAGATGGTCTTCTCCAGCCACTCGGTCCGGGAGGCGATCGCGTCGATGGCGATGTCGCGGTCCTGGCCGACGTCGCCCGGAAGTTTGGCCTTCCGCAGCGCTCGGCGGACGTCCTCGACGGTGCAGTAGCCTGTAGCCATGTGTTGATGTCACCCGCCGCCGGCCGAGAGGTAGATGTTGGCAGAGTCGCCGGCGCTACCAGTCCCGCTGGAACAGCGAACACGAACCTCCTCGACACCAGTCTCGAAGACCTCGTCGTAGTCGCTACTGCCCGAGTGTTCCGTCCCGATGTTCTGGACCCAGCTACCTCCCCGGGGTTTCGCGTCCCACTGGTAGGATGCTGCGGCGTCGCCGCGGATGTGTAGCGACACGATCGTCGCGCCGCCCAGCTCGACGGAGACGCTGTTCCCAGCGGTCTCGATGTCGATGGTCTCGTTGGCGGAACGGCCCATGCGTCAGTCCTCCTCGTCGCCGTGATAGGGGCACTCGTCGGCCGGTCGCTCGCAGACCTCGCCGTCGCTCATCTCTTCGCCGCAGATCTCGACGTCCTCATCGTCTCCGTCCACTTGTTCGTCGGGCGGCTCGTCCTCTTGGCCGCCGTCGCCATCGCCGGCGTCGTCGACCACCTCGAAGTCGCCGCGCTCGTCGACGAGATGGCTCGCGAGATCGTCACCGACAGTTGCCTGGTCTCCGACCATGAACTCCTCGTCGAGCGGGCGGATGTACACCCGACCGCCCCTGGTCTTCTCAACCCGAGGCATGGTCAGGCACTCCCCGTTCCGGTGACGACCCAGCCGGCGGCCGTCCCGTCGATGTTGCGAACCGTCGCGGTGGCCCCGGCGCTGGTCATGTTGGCCGGCCCGGTGCCGACGAAGTCAGCGTCATCGAAGGCGATCGTCGGCGTGTTCGCACCGCCGTTGTGGACGACCGTGACCTCGTGCCCCTCGCGCTCGTTGTTCGAGAGGTCGACCGTGTTCGTTCCGTCGGCGGTGACGACGGCCGTGCGTGTGTCTTCGCTCGGCGCCACCGCAGCGCCGTTGCCCGGCGATAGCGTCTCGGCGTACGAACCGCCCGTGCCCTCGAAGTAGTCGCGGACCCGGGCGTTCGTGGTGGGTTCAGTCATCGGGGATCACCCGATGTTCGTCACGAGAGCGCCAGCCTGGAGCTCCTTGATCTGGAAGTCGAACTGCCCTTCCATCCAGTTGCGCGAGTGGAGGCGGTCCTCGTGGACCTTGTCCGTGTCGGTCGTCTGGTCGAGTTCCATGTTCTCGAACAGCCCGAACGCCAGGTTGTCGGGGTTCGTGAGCATGGCGTAGCTGTCCGGCCAGCCGTTCACGCCGACGACGTCGTAGCTGAACGGCGTGATGTCGGACTCGCCGAAGACGACGGCGCTGCCCAGCGGGTCCTCGCGCTCGGTCAGCGAGAAGACGTACTCCTGGACCTTGTCCGGCGACATGAGGAAGACCACGTCGTCGGGGTCGCGGTAGCGCGAATCCAGCTTCTGGATCGTGTCGTTGAACATCTGCGTGTCCGGCGCCGCGGAGGCCATGTCGACCTCCGGCATCGTCGTCAGTTCGCCGCCGGCCGTGTTCTCCAGCCCGATGCGGTCGGAGGCGCTGTCCTCGCCTTCGGCGATGGCAATCCAGCCGTTCCAGGTGCTGTCGAGCGACGCGTCGCCGCCGATGGCCTGGAGGTTGCCGCTGTCCGCGTTCGCGCGGATGCCGATGAGGCCGACGTCGTTCCCCCACCGCTGGACGAACTGGTCGACGATGTAGTCGCCGAACTGGTCCGGCCCGTAGTGCGTGTTCTTGAGCGCGTCGCGGGTCGGCTCGACGAGGATGTAGTAGCTCTTGTCCGTCGCGTTGAACTTGACGTGCCCCGAGTCGACCCCGGAGTTCGTCGTTCGGGATGCTTCCTCCGAGCGCTGGTTGCCCGAGAGCAGCGGCACGCCGAACTGCGGGACTTCCTGCTCCAGACGCGCGAGCGTCATGGTGTCGGCCATCCCGAGGATGTTGACCTCCTTCTGCATCCGCTCCAGGAACTCCTCGGTGACGTCCGAGGGGAGCTGGAAGCCGTCGAGCGTCGCGAGGTCGACGTCCTTCTGCGAGAGGGTAGCCTGCTGGTTCTGCTGTCGCACTGCGTCGATGGTAGTGTTGCTCATGTAGTGCTCACCTCAGGAGAGGGCCTTCCCCAGGCCCCCGAGTCCGCTTTCCTCGTCCTCTTCGGTCTCGGCGCCGGCTTCGAGTTGCGTCGACACGCCGCTCTGCTGCGAGATAGTGTCGATGCGCGCTTCGAGTTCCTTCGCCCACTCGGGCATCTCCTCCTCGCTGTCGTCGTCGAGGGCCTTCTCTTCGATCTCGTCGACGCGCTCGGCGAGACCCTTCGCCCACTCGGGTGCGTCGTCGAGCGGGTCGTCCGGCTCGCCGCCGGCGTCCTTGTCTCCCTCCATGTCGTCGATACGATCGTTGAGGGCCTTCGCCCATTCCGGGGCGTCGGCCATCGGGTCGTCGTTGTTGTCGTCGCTCATGTCTGTGGTGTTGCTGTCGCCCGGCGTCTCGCCGCCGGCTGCGTTCTTGCCGTCCTCTTCCTCCGGCTCTTCTTCCTCATCCTCGTCGTCGTCCTCGGGATCGTCGTCCTCTGCCCACGTGCGAGCGCTGTGCTCGCTCAGGTCGAAGGCGACGTCGTCGCGGTCGGTGAACCGCGTCATGCCGTGGTCGACGTTGGCGTCCTGGAGGATGTCCAGCGAGGAGTCGATGGTCGCGAACAGCCGGTTGCGATTCGCCGTCGAGAGGGTCCGCCCCTCCTTCGCCTGGTCCGGGGCCTCGGACGTCTTCCTGTCCGTGCCGTCGTCATCGGTCCCGGTGAGCGAGCCGAGGAACGCCTTGGCTGCTTCTCGCAGGCTGTCCTTGTTGCCCGGTTCGGCGGATCCCTCCACTTGCATGGCCGAGTTCCAGACGTCCCAGAGCTGCTCAGCCTCGGCCTCGGAGTGGCCCCGCTGAAGTGCTTCCTCGATGAACCCGTCCTGGTCCCCGACGTAGTCGCCCAGGCGCTTCTCCGCATCGGCCTTCGTCTCGAGGATCTCCGCGTCGGGCACGGCCGGGATGTCGACCGCCGACACCTCGCGAATGATACCGTCGATGAGCTCCCAGACGAGTTCGTCGTCGGGGATCGCCGAGGTGTCGACGTCGTCGGCCTCGTCCTGTTCGTACGGACCGTCCCAGTCGACCTGGATCGCGCCGATAGAGTAGCCCGTCAGGATGTCGTCGTCGATGAGCTCCCAGAGGCCGTCGTTCTGGATGCCCCATTCCTGAACCCACGCGCCGGCGTCGACGTCCCGCCCGCCGATCGTCTCGGGTTCGTCCAGGACCTCGTTGCGTTCGAGGTCCATCCAGTCGTCCGGGAAGACGGCGTGCATGATGCCGCCGCCCGCCTCGCCGGCGTCGACGAACGTCTCGAACTGGTCGGCGAACCCGCGGATGGTGCCCTCTCGGGCAAAGTCGTTCTGCAGGTCGGCCTTGTCCGGTACCATCACGATGCCGGCGGCGACCTGCTCGTCGTCGTCCTTCGTGACGAACTCGACGTCCTTGCGGAACTGCTGGCCGCCCGCCTTCGCTACCGGCGGCATCAGTAGATGTTCACCTCCAGAGTCCGCTCATCGAGGTCTGCTTCGAGAATCGCGTGCCGGGTGAACACGCTCGTACAGACCCAGGCCTTCGCCTTGATGTGGCGTCGGTAGGGTGGCTTGTACGGCGCGATGTCCATTACAGCGAGACGTTCACCCAGCCAGCGCTTGTCGAAGTTCCTGGGCCACCATCGCGGCCGATGGCGTGTGTCGCTGTTCGCCCTCCGATCGCCGAGAAGGGGCGACAGGACTCGATCAGTCAGTCTTGTGAACATCCGTTACTCCTCCGCTTCATCGTCCTCGTCGGCGGCGTCAGCGTCGGCGTCCTTCGTCTTCCCGAGCTCCTTGGCTCGACCGGTCGAGAGGACGCCGCGCTTCTCGCCGCGCTTCGTAGTCTTGTCAGTCATGTGTGGTCGAAGAATCCTTGATGCCCGGTCGAACCTCGCGCGGGACGTCGGGGAGCGCCCGCGGTCATCAGTGATCGCCTACGTCGGGATGTCGTCGGGGACGTCCTCCGGGTCGGGGCTTGGCCCCTCCGGCAGGCGGTCGTGGAAGTTGGTGATCTCGATGTAGGGGTACTCCAGCCGGATGCTATCGTAGTGGTAGCTCCCGTGACTGGAGGCGTTCACCAGCCCGGACCACTCCGTCGCCGGGACGTCCACGTACGCGTACAGGGAGTTCGTTCCGTCCTCGCGCTTGAACGAGAGATAGAGTTCCTGCTCGCCGAAGTCGTAGAGGCCCTCGTCGAGGTTCGAACTGGAGAACTGCGTCTGTTCGAGCGGGTCCTTCTGGGCGAGGTCGGCCTCGACGTCGGCCCAGTCACGCTCGCCGATCTTGTTCTCCGGCGGCGGGCAGTGGGCATCGACGGCCGCGTCACCGCCCGGACGGCCTCCGTTTGGCTGCCCGCCAGTGGGGTCCTGCCCGACCTGAGAGACGAGCGTGTCGCCGTCGACCTCGTGGTCGTCGGGGAGCGGATCCTCGCCGATCATCTCCAGCGCCCGGTTTACCGGGATGGCGCCCCGGACAGCCTGAATCTTCTGGCGGGCGATGGCCGCCTCTTCCTTGGGCTGGTCGGCGCCGCGCAGCTCGTACTCGATGGTCCAGTCCGAGACGCCGAACGCCTGCTGGTGGATGATCTGGTAGAGCCGCTCGGCGAACTTGTGCTGCTCCGGCGCGATGACGTTCGTCGCAAAGTCGCGCACCTGCTCCTGGGAGTTGCTCCGGTTCGACGTCTCCGTCACGCCGATGAGGAGCGGCGGCACCTCGTGGACCTTCGCGATCTCGTGCTCGTTCTTCTCCCGGAACTCCCGGAAGTCCATCTCCTCGCTGATGCCCTGCCCCAGCGGTTCGAGTTCGATCTCGACGTCCTCGTCGAGTTGCTGCTGGAACTTCTCGACCTCGAGGACGACCGTCCGGTGAGACTCCTCGCGAAGCCCGTGGAGCATCTGCTTGAGGTCCTTCTTGGACTCCTCAGTAAGCTCCCCGCCAGTCACCTTGATGACCAGCCGCGGGATGGTGTCGTTGTCGAAGAACTCGCGGTTGTAGTCCTTCGCCGCCTCGTCCGCGGAGATGGTTCGGATGGCCGACACCCAGTCCGGGATGCCGTACTCCTGTTCGAGCGGACTGGGGTTCCGGATGAAGATGAGTTCGTTCGCGGGCCCGTTGTCCAGCTCCTCCGCACTCCCACGAACGACGTCGCCGTTCTTCTTGTCGACGAAGAGGGGTTCGCGAGAGTCGCCCTCGCCCTGGCCACGGTATCGGTCGCCGGCGACGCCGAAGAACCGGCGCCGACCGTCGCGTATCTGGACGTAGCCCCGCGCCTCGAAGTCCTTCGGCGCGTCGTGCCCGATGGCTCGCTCGTCTTCCTCCCCGGACTGGGGCTTCCGAACGCGGACCGTGTTCGCCGGCACGTGGGCAAGGCCGACCGGCTCGCCCTCCGCGTTGGCCAGGATCTCCAGGCAGGCCCACCCGATAGAGTGGTAGTCCTGTCGGGCGAGTTCCTTCACTTCCTCCGGCGTGGTGGGTTCGGCCGACTGGTGCGGCCCGGTCAACCAGCGCGAGTCGCGGCCCCGCCAGAACTGGGTGACCGTCTCCCGTTCCTCGTCACTGGCCTCATCGGGTTCGACGTCCTCCTGGGGGACGATGTCGAAGCCGAAGCCCACCTCGTAGCGCGCCTTCTTGCGGACGGCTGTCGCGTGCGTCTCGTTGAGTTCGAGGAAGGAAGCCAGCCGGTCGGGGTTGTACGGCGGCTTGATGCCCTTCCCCAGGCGCTGGATGCGGCGCTCGGCCAGCTGCGTGCTGTTCTCCGCCTTGGAGAGTGCGCCACTGCCACCACCGATCCCCTCGACGTTGACCGATACCTTCTGGTCGTCAGATTCGTGTTCGCTCATATGTAGCTCACTCCCGTCGAGTCGTCGTCCTGGTCAGGCGCCGGCGTGTGCGTGAACAGCGCGTAGCGAAGGGCGTCCAGGGCGTGGTCCTTCGCCGCGGCCTTCCCGACGTGCTCCTCCTTGTAGGAGAGGAACTCCTGGATGAGGTCGGAACAGCGCTCGGTCACGAGCAGGCCCGGCCGGCCCTCGCCGTCCGTCGCCAGCCGGTCGCGGACGTGGTCGATGCCACCGTCGAGGCTCTTCTCCGCCTTCACCGCCGGCCAGCCTGCCTGCCGAAATTGCTGGATGTGGGCAGGCTCGTGCTCGCAGTAGACGTAGCCCTCGGGCCGGCCGTCCATCCACGCCGGGTCGTCGAGGACGTCGTCGGGGTCGACCAGCTCGGCCAGCCGGGACTCGGACTCGTAGAAGAGGTCCCAGACGACGTACTGGTCGGCGTGGGTGCGACGGATCTCGACAACCACGCGCGGGTCGTCCCACCCGGCGTCGTAGCCGTAGATGGCGTGGCCCTCGACGAGCCGGTCGGCGACGTCCTCCGCCTGGACGACGTGCATGTTGCGGTTGAAATCGTCGTAGACGAGCCCCTCCGCAGCGGCGAAGCCACCGTGGAGGCCCTGCTCTTCGCGAGCGGTGCCCTGAAACTGGTTCTTGATCTTCTCCAGGCCGTCCTCGGGGAGGAGCGTGTTGTGCTCCGTCGACGCGACGATGACCTTCATGGAGTCCGCCCACGGGAGTGGCTCGTCGTCCTTGTTGACCTGGCGCTCGGTGACATCGTAGAACTGGTTGTAGCCGTTGCCGGTCGACGTCCAGAGCGTGGTGTTGGGGCCCGCCGCCGTCCGCTGGCGAGTGACGAGCATCTCGTGGAGCCGGTAAAGGTCCGTGTTGTCGTAGTGAGCGACCTCGTCACACCAGATGCGGTGGAACTCACCACCGGCGTACCGGTTCCACTTGTCCGCGCTCCCGAGGCGGACCTTGTGCCCGGTGATGTACGTGACCCGATTCTCGTTGGCGTTGTAGCCAGCGATGATAGGCGAGTTCTCGGGATCGCCCTCGGCATCGTCGGGGACGGTGTTCTCGCCGGGGAGCGTCTCCCAGTAGACCTTGAACGTAGTCCCTCGCCCCTTCTGGAAGTCCTGCGCCATGACCAGGCTCTCGCCGTGGTCCAGCTGCAGGGCGCCGCGGTGGATCCACTGCGCTCCCGTGATGGACTTCCCGCCACCGTAGCCCGTCCGGAACACGACGAGGTCGTGCTCGGCCGCCTCGAGGGCGTCCCGGACCTTCGCCTGGTAGTCCGTCCACTTCCAGTCGACGGTGACGGTGTCGGTGCTCATGGGTCAGTCCTCCTCGGAGTGGGGCGTCTCGACGATCGTCTCGTTGACGTCGACCTGGACGGGCCCGCCGCCCTCGCCGGTCACCTCCCGCTGCTCGGTCTTCTTGTAGTCGAACGACGAGGCCAGCAGGAACTTCGCCATCGACGAGTCCGTATCCTCGTCGTAGAGCCCGCCCTGGACGAGGTTCGTCTCGCCGACCCGACGCGCGCGCATGAAGGCACGGAAAAATTCTCGCTCCTCACCCTCTTCGTCGGTGAACGTCGGGTTGGCGTCGAGCCAGTTCTGGATGGTACCGTCGGCGACACCTGCGGCACGACCACACCCAGCCTTGCTCAGGCCTTCCCGGGCAGCCTCGATGGCGTCCAGGGCGCGCTGGTCGTTGAACTTCGACGGACGCCCGGCGGGATTCTCCGCGCCGGCGTCGTTGTGGGAAGGTATCCAGCACCGGCCGTTCTCGCCGGCCGGGTTCTGGCACGGCTCCTCTCCCGTGGTGTCGGCGCCGCAGATATCGTCGCTCATCCCAGTAGTTCCTCCGGGGCGCAGTCGATGTGGTAGAGCTCGCCATCAGCCAGCCGGGCATCGGCACCGGGCGTCTGGCAGGCGTTGCAGATCCCGCTGGTGGGGACGCCGTCCTCGGTCACGAACTCACTCATCGGTCTGTAGTGCCTCCGCGATGTACTGCTCCGCGTAGCGTATCCCCGCCGCGAACTCTCCATCGTACTCGTCCGCCTCGTCCTCCAGGCCGTCGAGGGCGATCTCCAGCGCCTCCTGTGTGAACGCGCCCCGGGCGGGCGTCCAGTCTTCGGGATGCTCGGCGGTCATGACTACAGAGGGAGCGTTCCGCCGGTCGCGACCAGCACGACGGCGCCGAGGAGGCCACCGACGACGGCCGCCGCGACGAAGTAGTGGACCTCACGGCGGATGTCGTTCGCGAGGTCCTGCGTGGCGGACGCCTTGGGACGTCGCTTGCGTTCGAGTGCCTGCTGAACGAGTGCGGGGAGGATGGCGAGCGCGCCGTACTCGCCGGCGACGACGGCACCGAAGCCGAGTGCGAGCCCGGCGCCGACGGCGTGTTGCTCCTCGTGGTCGTCCATGAACTCGCCGGCGTTGGGGACGTTCATCGGTGGGGGTCGCCGTCGTTGATCAGATACTCGATGGCTTCGGGCCCGGAGATGATGATGGCCATCAGGGCGAACGTCGCCAGCGGTGGGGCGCCGAGTGACATTGCGTATACACCGGCACCGGCGCCGACGAGCTGGGCTGTCGCCTTGATGGTCTTGAAGGTCTTGAGCGTCATCCCGAATCGGCCTCTCAGGCAGTCGTCGAGCGAGTCGTTGTACTCCGCGATCTCGTCGAGAAGGGTGGTATTGGTCGTTGACATGGTGCCATGCTGTTGCTCGATGGTCGCCCCCGGGGGTTGCGCCCGAGCGTGTACTGCTGGCGACTGGTACGGAAAAGGAGCGTGTGGTGGAAGCTACGTGTCGGTCGGGGGGTGGGTGACCGACTACGTGGCGCCCTCGACGACGGGTAGGCAAGCCGCCGGCGAGGGGAGGCCTCGTTCAGGAGTCGAACCTGATAGTGCCAATCACGAGGTAGATGCGCGCCGCGCTTCCTGTTGTTCGCGATGGTGGGCCGTGTGTTCGGCACGCCCCATCGGTTCGAGGTTCTCAGGTCTGTTGTCCCAGGGGATGTCGTTCTTGTGGTGGACCACCTTGTCGGTTACTGCATCGAACCCGAACTCGGAAACTGCGAGTAGCCGGTGGACTTTCACGGCAGCCCAGTCGCCGAACTCCTGGAACTGCCAGCTGCAGTAGCCGTCCGGTGTGGTCCTATATCCCGCTGGGCCGTACTTGTTGTCCAGCGTGAGACCAACGCGAGTAGCGTCGAGCTCGGCAGCCTCCTTTGCTTCATTCCAAGTTCCGAACCTGTTCAGGATGGTCCGGTCACTCGGACAGAAGCCGCTTTCTCGGTACTGCGTTACCGTGAGGTCCGGTCCATACTCTTCGGCTGCCTTCCGAAGGGCCTCGATACAGTCTTCTCTGGAGTATCTCATGTTTAAAGGCCGGCCTCAGGAGAATCGAACCCTGGCACGGCCACGTGGCGTCCCGGGTTGTCCCCGGGCTTGTAGCCCCGTGGTCGCTCCCAGTGGCCGGCAGATAGCGGGCGCAACGGGAACTGACGGAAAGCGATGTAGGCCAGAACGTATGCAACTGGACCGCGTCGGCGATGGTAGATGCCCGCTTCGTGCGACGATGCAGACCCTCACCCTCGCGTCGGGGTCATCGGGGTCTGCGTTACTGGTCCTTCCAGCCGACGGTGACGATCTCGCCCGACGTGACGTCCGCCGCAGCGTAGACCGGGACGTCCGCGTCTGGGAGTTCGTAGACGAAGTGGCGGAGGTCGACGTCGTCGGTGTTGCGAACCTCCCCACCTCGAATCGCCTCAGCGATCTCCGAACACTCGATGTCGCGCTCCCGCCGACGTTGCTGGGCGTGGATGGAGAGACGGTACTCCGAGGGGTCTCTCGAAACGTCGGCGGAGTGCGTGCTCATGCTTTCTCGACTCCGAGCGCGGTCGCGACGGCGAAGATCTCCTTGTCGTTGCTGGCGTGGTCCTCCGAGCGCTTGTACTCGCGAACGACGCCGTACACGGTCCCGACGTCGACGAGGAAGCCCGCCTCCTGGACGCGGTCGACCAGCTCGGGGACGCGGTCGACGGCCTGCCCCTTTGACAGCGTGTCGTACTGCTTGAGCCCGCGCATCGACCCGCACTCTTCGCAGGTCGTCTTCGGCGGGTCTGGGAGTGGGTCGTGGCCGTGCTCCAGCGTCGCGGTCTCGCTTCTCCAGGAGTCCGTTTCGGTGTGCCCCCACGCGTCCCGCTGGACTTCCTGGGAGTGTTTGAGCCGGGCGAAGCAGTTCGAGCAGATTTGGTGCGTGTGCCAGACGTGCTCCTCGAACCACTCCAGCGCTGCCTTCAGCGAGAGACTGCCGTCTCCCTGGCGGGCTGGACTCGCGTCGCTGCCGCTGGATGTGTTAACTGCCTGTGACATTTGAACAAGTAAAATGAGCCTGGTGGCTCGACCCTGGGCGTCGTCGCGTCAGCTCGGCCTCAGGACCGTTTCTGGTGAGCGCCCGGTGCGTATGTGAACGTATCATGTTCTAGTGGCTTAACGTTTTCGGTGAGGGGGTGGGGCAGGGGTTCACCACTCCCCCAGGTAGCGGACGTAGCCCGTTCGGGGCTCGATTGCCTCGCCCTTCCTGTGCATGAGTTTCTGGATGTGGTCCTCGACGCGATCGGCGTCGACGTCGCCGTCCAGTTCGGCGATGACCTTGTCCACCTTCGCCATGTCCTCGTCGGAGGCGGACTGGAGGTCTTTGATGGCGCCCTCAATGAGTTCTGCCCGTTTCTTCTGGGACTTCGACGACCCTGTCTCCGCGATGTCCGCGTCGAACTTGCCGTCCTCCGTCTTCTGGTAGTCCTGCATGGACTGTCCGACCATGTCCATCGCCTGGTCGGCGTGGCGCTGGGTGATGACCGGCGAGAACTCCAGCTTGGCGTGGGCCCGGGCAATGCGCTCGACGCCGGGGAGCTTCCGGAACGTCACCGGGACTTCCGTGTCTTCGGCGTAGCCGTTCGCCCCGCGCAGCGTGACAAAGCTGTCGACCAGCTGCTGGCGGACCTCGTCACTCTCGTACACGGGGTCCGGTTGCTGGTTGGCCAGGGCGAGCCAGATGCGCAGCGTGTCGTCGGGAACGGGTTGGTCGACGACTTCCTGCTGTTCCTCGGGGATCTCCTCGCCGCGTTCGGCCCGAATCTTCGCGTCCCGGTACTGCGTGACGTGGTTGCCGATGTCCGCGTCGTCCTCCTGGTCGGGCTGGTCGCGGAACGTGAACACCAGGTCGAACCGGCTGATGAGGTTCGACGCGAACCCGAACTGTTCCGCCAGGGCGTCGAAGGGGTCGAACCGGGAGCCCTTGGGGTTTGCCGCTGCGAGGACCGCCGTCTTCGTCGACAGCGTGGCGTTGATGCCCGCCTTCGAGACGCTGACCTTCTGGTTCGCCATCGGTTCGAGCATGGAACTCCGGTGGTCCGGGTCCATGTCGTCGAGCTCGTCGATGGTGACGACGCCCTCGTTCGCCTTGACGAACGCACCCGGCGAGAGCGTCCACCGACCGTCGGAGAACTCGCCCTGGGTGGCGGTTGAGACGAGGCCCGCCGACGAAGACTGCTGGCCACTCACCGAGATGGACCGGGCGGCGATCTCGTTGACGCGGTTGATGAGCTGGGACTTTCCGGTCGACGGGTCGCCGATGAAAAGCACGTGAAACTTCCCGCGGACGTCCGGCGTGTTCGTCGCGCCGCCGATGATGGCCAGGATGAGCGCCCGCTTCTCCGTTTCGTAGCCGTACACGCCCGTGTGGAGTGAGTCTGCGGCGACGGTCAGCGGGTCGCCCTTCTCGCCGTTCGCGAGCGCTTCGACTTCGGAGCGGACGTCGGCGTCGATCTCCATGTTCGCCTGCGTCGCTTCCTCTATCTGGATGTGGTGCCCATCGAGGTAGGGCTCGAACTGCCCCGTCTTCTGGTTGCGCCCCTTCGTCTTCTGGTTGAGGTGGAGGACGCCCGAGACGGCGATGCGGTCGCCCATCTCCACCTTGTCCGTCGCGTCGTCCTCGACGAACACTTGTAGGGTCCGACCGGCGCCGCCAGCGACCTCCGGCGGCGTCTGCAGCTGGATGGTCTCGCCGTCGACCATCTCCGACTGGTCGTGATTGACGGTGAAGGGGCCCTGTCGTTCGCACCCCTGGCACTCGTGCGGTTCCTGAAAGTCCCCGTCGGCCTGTGGGATCCGGGTGAGGGTGCCGCAACGGTCACACTCGAACGCGGCGACCTCGATCTTCGAGTACGTCTCCGTCGAGACCAGGACGTCGCCCCGGATGGTCCGGTAGCCGCCAGCCTCCTCCGTCGGGGAGAACTCAGTCGGGAAGTAGGTGTGTTCGTCCGGGAGGTTGTAGACGCGTACGTGAGCGTTCGCGAGCTCGCGGTCGATGGGCTTGTCGTAGAGGCGCAGCGCTTCCTCGAGGACGTCGATGATCTGGCCTGGGTGTTCGAGGAGGTCGTCCGCCAGGTCTGGGTCCTTGCTGTAGAGGTCCGACCAGTCGACCTCCAGGGAGCGCTGCTCCGACGGGTAGCGGTTGGCGAGTTGCCCGATCTCCTCTCGGTAGTAGTTGCGGTACAGTTCGAGTACGGCGTCCGTGAGTTCGGTGGTGGCTTGTGTTCCGTCCATCGTGGGTTCGCTTTTTCCTGGGAATAAAGCCGAAATCGGCCTTATCGACGACCAACAACGACGCGTGGCGACGCGTTGGTCGACGGACCCCAGGCTATCCGTCCGTTTGTACAAACTACACTACAACGTAACTTACAACGAGTACAACTGGAGGTGGAATGCCGCGGTCGTATCGGGCCATGTTCAGCGGGCCCCCTCCTGGGCCGTTTTATTCCCAGGATAAAACGCCGCGCCTCGTTTTGCTCGCTCGGCATCGACGGCGAGGTGGTAGTTGTCTCCGTCCGGGTCGCGGCACTGGAACCCGGGGATCTCGCCGCCGGTGGGCCGCTTCTCGTCAGCGTCGGTCAGACCGGCTGCCAGCCGCAGGAGCTTGTAGCAGTGGTTCGGCCCGGGCTCGCCGTCGAAGACCTCCCACTGGATAGCGTTGTAGTCGAGCGTGGCCTTTCCGTGCCCCTCCGTGGCTCTGTTGAACGCGTGCTCCCGGACCTTCCCGATCTTCTCGTCGAGCGTGAGCGCGGAGTAGTCGCGCTCCTCGTCGATCTCGGAGAGGCGGAGTTGCACGGCGGTAAGCTTGTCCCGGAGGTCCTCGCGATCTGCCTGCAGCTCGGCGACGTCGTCCTCGAGGTCGTTCGTCTTCGCGAGCGCTCGCCGGGCGACCTGGAGGACGTCCTCCGTTCGGGGTCCGGACTCGTCGTCAGTCAT